TATGCAGTATCTACGATCTGTCGACAGCACAGTCTGAAACGATTTTCGAACGCTATGGATATGACGTACTGAAGAAATACGATTAACGGCATAATTAATGGACAAAAGGGAGGTAATACCAATGACTTATCTTGATGACTATATGAAATGGCTTGAAAAACACCGTGAAAAAAGCAACGGCTATTCTGAGCAGTTGTACAATCTGTGTGACTCGACGCGAGAATTTTCTGAAATGCTTGAAAAAGTGTTGTCCGATTACAAGCGTGAAGATGACAAGAGTGGGGCTTATGCGCTCAACTACTGCCTAGCCGACATGATGGCGGATTGCGCCAGGCTGATGCTGGCGACGTGGGGCGAGGAAGATAGAAGCAATGATTGACGGAGGGAAAGGAGAACGTATTAGTGCGAAATACACCTCATGCGGCTTCACATTTCGGAAAAAAGGTTGTCATCGACGGTCTTAAATTTGATTCGATGAAGGAAGCAAGCTTCTATCAGCTTTATCTTAAGCCGAGCGGCTACCAGTTTACCACACAGGAACGATTTACGTTGCTTGAGACATTCCCCCTGGAATTAGTCAAGCTTCGTCAGACGGTATATAAGAGCGACTTTGTCGTATATGACAAAGTCGGTTCAATCAAACACGTGTATGACGTCAAGAATGGTTATACAGAGTACGCCATAGACCAGAAGTCTAAAATAAAGTTTTCGCTGTTTGCGAGAAAGTACGGAATTCCTGTTGAGGTCGTTGTCATGCGTAAGAACTACTTCAATGTCGCTATTCTGGGCACTACGAAAAAAGTCAGGCCAGTGTCGATGGTCAACATCGATTATGACTGGCAGGACATTATCAGATAATCACACCATGGCAAACCAAACACTGCATTTGCCATGGGCACGGACCCTTAGCTCAGTCGGCAGAGCAGACGGCTCATAACCGTCCGGTCGCAGGTTCGAGCCCTGCAGGGTCCATCGCCCCTATATGCTCCGGGGCGAAAAAAAGATATTAGTCTTTGACTTTGAGAACGCAAGCATTGACGGGTTTGGATACTCACAATTGAAAACCTGAAGTGTAGCGCAAATCGGGTCATAGATAGCACGCGGGCATCATGGCCAGCGCTCAAAGCGTAACGCGTGCATAGCCGACTGATTGTTCTTGAGTCGATAATTGGTTGGCTAGCCGTTGCTAGGCATAACTCCTTTAAGAAATTAGTTGTAACGTACGGATAATCAGGATCAAGCGTGCCGGAAACGGTCCATCTCATGATGAGGAGGTTCGAGTCCTCTGCCGGCGCATTGATTGAAAGGAGGGGAGAAGATGAAAAACTACTTAGTGACCATTAAAATCGGCAAGGTCATCACAAACAAGTTGGTCAAAGCTGAAACTGCTGAAGAAGCAGAGAAGGAGGCGCTTAGATGCGCATCACGAAAAAATACGGAATTATCAGTTCAAAACTAGAGTACGACTTGCTGGCAAGACTGGACGGAGACCTCGCCAGAGGATACACGATAAGTGCAAAGAAGAGGGGCAGTTTTAAATTAAAAGGGGAATAGAAAAATGAACGAAGTACAAAAAAATTACATCGGATTAAAGAACGATATGCACGATCTTATTAAATCTTACACGGCTTTGCTTAAAGCACACGAACAATACGGCCCTGATAGCTGGAGCTTCCAAGTGATGAATGTTTCTCTCTCTGATGATTTGTTAAATTGTCTCGTAAGCTGCATCAACTTGAGTAAAGCAATAGAACACGCACGAAATTAGGAGGAACAAAAAATGAAAGTCAAAAAGATTGAGAGTTATCCGCCGCTGACGATAGATGAGCAGGAAACCGTCCTTACCTGGGACGCAAAAGAGCGTGCGTGGCATATATGCACTGACTACCCAGCGCACGCACGCAAGTATGAAGCGGTGCTTGACGAGTCCAAGCCTGTCAAGAAGGGCTACCGAGACGGGGCGTTGGTTATGATTGACGGGTATCTGGACGAAAGCGCATATACGGTCCGGATCGGCAAGAAGCGCCGTTATTCTGACGAGCAAAGAGCCAAGATGGCAGAACGACTTAAGGCTGCGAGGGAGAAGGTGACTAAAGATGAATGATTTATCGAACGAACTGAAAGCTCTGATCAAAGAGGGGAGCGGGTATAACCAAAACATGACTATTGAGCCGTTGGGGGACGGTGAGTGGTGCAGTATAACCACATCATCCATCGATGTTTGTGGGGACAGTGTTGTCATCTATGCACGGCGAATGGACGGTATGAACAATTGTCCGGACGGAATGATCGAACTGAGCGATTTCGGGGTGACGGATTTTAATATCGACGACGAATACAAATATATAATCGAAGCGGAGTGCAAGATCTGGCACTTGATTTACGGCCTTGGAAAACGCACTGATATTCATATGGCTGTGGCGGCACGACCAAAAGATTTCTGCTATGCCTTTGCGCAAATAGACTGGGCTACCACAAGCATTAACAACATAGCTGCCTATCTGCTTGAGGAGGAAGATTCCGATGAAAAATATGAATAAATTAGAACGCATTGTTTCTGCAGCATTCTTTACATGTGGTGTTCTCATGTATCTGTTTTACAGGTGGTGGTTAGCGGATTGATTGTGTACAGGAAACGGAAGATGAATAGAAGCATCCCCCAATAACTTTTTCAGGCTAGCCCCTTTTGCTGAGAACCAAAAAAGGTTGCCACCTCCTTTTAACGCATCTTATCACAGCAAGCTGTGATTTTGCGATGCTAAAGGAGGTGACAACCTTGGAACAAATCATTTTGATTCTCATTTTAATCTATTTGCTGATAAATAGCAAGTAGGGCTAGCCTGAAGGGCGCGCGTCAAAGCTAACGCATTGGCGCGCGCCCCTTGGGAGTGATGCAGAAATGAGGAAAGCAATTGATACGATATGCGGTACAATTTGCATTTGCCACTCTGAATTCGAAAAAAGAGAGAAACTCGTTCTGAGTTTTGAAAAAATAATAAAAATTGAAATTTGAGCCTGTTGACAGGTGGAAAATTACAAAGGAGATGTACTTTTGAAAAAGACATTGAAGGATTATTGCAGAAATCACAAGACAAACTACGGATTTGACAATCCAGTTGCACGTGAGGCCAGCTGCCTTGGCCATCTGGAAAGCTGGGTTGAACAGGCAGTGAAGGAATACGAGAATTCTAGTCAGATAACCGCCGATACAAAGCTCTGGATCAACACCAATCTTGAGCGCATGCAGGGGTTCCTGGACCAACTGGAGGAACGGTAATGAATGACATGAATAAGTACGGGTGTCTGTTGTCTTTGGTGTTTCTTGTCTGGTGCATGCTGATGTTTCTGATATGCAACTGGTTGGTGAGGTGAGACGATGGCATTGAAGTTTGGAAAAGCGGTTACGATGATTGTGGAAAGATATGGCTGGAGTGCATTTGACAACTTGAGTGCAATTAATGATCCGGATCTTGGCAAGGCTGTTGAAATGGTTCGGAAGGTCAGGAAGAAAAAGGACGATATACATGCGAATAAAACTGGTGCAGACTTGCGCCGTGCACGTCCGCCACGCGAGAAAATCGAGAAAATGGTTGATAAGGGAATGACTTATGCCGAGATTGGAGAGGTAATCGGCTCCACTCCCGAAGCGACAAGCAAGATCGTCAGGAAGTATGGGTTGTCAGAAAGATACTGGTTTGCGCATGGCATGTACAATCTCATCAAATCAGACCCCTATCGCAAGTTAGTTGAGCAGAAGAAAGCTGAGCTGAAATCCTTGATTAATCACGGAGCCACCGATGCCGCCATAGGTGCGGAATTAGGAATGACAGTCAGTCGGGTCAAGTACTGGATTAAGGAATGGAATCTAGGGCGTAGGAAGCATATTATCGCAACCGGGAGGTTCAGATAATAAGTAGGAGGGGAGGGAACCCACAGAGATATGCTGTCCGTGTTGTTAACAGCAGAGCGTTATGGTATGCAAGGACTGATGATAACAGAATAATTACCGTATCCTCATCAAGCATCCCAAGAAATTTGTCCGATACATGGACTTTTGAAGAAATAAGAAACTATCATCTTGAAAATGCTTTGAGAATCCGCGTGTAAAACAAAAATGACTCCACAGGGGAGCCACTCTCTAAACAATCAACTAATATATTATAGCAAAGGGAGTGGCGTAGTGGAAGACTTACTGTTGGAGATCGATAACATCGACTATAAAGCAACTGCCAACAATGTTAAGAATTTCTTGGAAAATAAATTGCCCTGCATTTTGCGTTTGGCAAATTACAGTCCAGCAAGCCTGGCATCACCGGTTATTTCCGACATGCCGGTTAATCGAGGCGGGGGCAATCACAGCGAAGAGAAGATGGTTAAGTACGTTGCTGCCAGAGCAATCATCGATGGGGTATCACGAGCGATTGCGCATTGTTCCCAGACGTCATCCCACATCCTCAAAGAACGATATGTTGCAGGCATGGAGAACTGGCAAATAATTGAGACTATGTACTGTGAACGCGCAACGTACTATAAGCTGCGAGACAAGGCATACAACGAGTTCGCCGACTGTTTGGAATTGCAGCAGGGTTGTCCGGATCTGCACGTGTATAAAAATTAGACGATTGCTAGACGATTGCGAGACAAACACTGGACACATACTAGACGCATGAGGTGCTAACATAGTAGTGTTGAATAGTTACGGATAGGGCAAGGGAAACCTTGTCTTTTTTAATATCAGAAAGAAGGTGTGGTGGTGTTATGTGAGCAGAGGTCTAACTGCTAAACAAAGAGTTTTTGCAGACGAGTATTTAAAAGATGGTAATGCCTATCAGGCTGCAATAAAGGCAGGTTATTCTGATAACTATGCAAAGGCACAATCATCTAAATTGTTGGAAAATGTTGGAATAAAATCCTACATTGATGCCAAAATGTCCGAAATTGAATCTAAGAAGATAGCCACTGCACGCGAGGTAATGGAATTCTATGCGAGGGTGTTGCGTGGGGATGAAACGGAAGAGGTGGTTGTAGCCGGTCTTGACGGTGCTGAAGTTGTCGAACGCAAACCGCAGCTAAAAGAGCGGATTACCGTTGCCAAGGAAATTATGAAACGATACCCGTTAGCAGGAAACGATCCTGCCCTTGCCGAACAGTTGCGCAAGATTAAGGCGGAAGCCGATATCGCTGAATGGAAAGCTAAAGAGCTGCTTGGTGATAATAATGCAGAAGATAAAACAACACTGATAGATGATATTGGAGGCGAAGCAGATGGGGCAAACAATTAAGATGTCTAAACTGATTAATCCTCATTTTTATCGTCTTTGGCGCACTTCAAAGCCATATGTTGTTGCTAAAGGGGGACGCGGATCATTTAAATCGTCAGTGATCAGTTTAAAGTTGGTAGCCATGGTTAAGCATTGGACTCAATTAGGAAAAAATGTATCTGTAATTTGTGTGCGAGAGAATGCCAGCTATTTGAGAGATTCAGTCTATAGTCAAATTAAGTGGGCATTGGATATGCTTAGTCTTTACGATGAGTATAAATTCTATACTAGTCCACTTAGGATCGTGCATAGGCGTACTGGAAGCACGTTTTATTTCTATGGCGCAGATGATCCGATGAAACTAAAGTCGAACGTGGTCGGGAACGTGGTTGCTGTTTGGTTTGAAGAAGCTGCAAATTTTAAAGGGCAGACAGTATTTGATCAATCGATACCGACGTTCATACGTCAGAAACCAGTATTTACGAATCAAGTTAAGGTTTTCTTCTCTTACAATCCGCCTAAGAATCCATATGATTGGATTAATGAGTGGGTCAAAAAATGTGAACGTGATGAAGATTACTTTGTAGACACGTCAACTTATCTAGATGATGAGTGGGGATTCACAAATGACGAACAACTTAAATTGATTGAGAAGTACAAGGTTAATGATCCAGATTATTATCGTTGGCTATATCTTGGAGAAGTTGTAGGATTAGGCACTAATGTTTATAACTTCGAGTTGTTTAACCGAGTGGATGAGATACCTGATAATGATTATTTAAGCGATCTTTATTTTTCGATGGATATTGGTCATGATGTATCTGCAACTACCTGTGGCGCTTATGGACTATCGGTAAACGGGAATCTATATGTGTTGGATACTTATTATTACAGCCCAGCAGGAAAAGTTAATAAAAAACCGCCAACGGAATTGGCACAAGATGTGCATGCGTTTGTTGAAAGAACATGCGATAAATACGATATGGATCCGGTTAATATGACGGCAGATAGCGCAGACGGAGCATTAGATAACCAGTACTATTCAATGTTTGGCATCCATTGGCATAAAGTGGCTAAAAAGAGAAAAGTTGAGATGATCGACCGGGTGCAGGACATTCTTGCGCAAGGTCGTATTTTTGTACTTGATATTGACGACAACCAGGTATTTTTGTCTGAACATCGTGACTATCGTTGGGATGAAAAAACATTAAACGGCGATGATCCTAAGGTAATTAAGGAAAAAGATCATACTTGCGATCAGTTTATGTATCTTTGCTTAGATAACGAACGCGACTTTGGCTTGAAGTGGTAAAGGAGGCGATGACGTGAGTGTGCTTTCAACGTTAAAGAATTGGTTCAGGAAAGGCGGTGCAAGTCTGGGCATGATAAAAAGTTTGACATTAGTCACTGATGATAGACGGATTGCAATGGATCCAGGCGAATATACGAGAATAAACGTAGCTAAAAAGTACTATTCTGATGACTTTAGACCTATCGAATTTATTAATAGTTACGGAGACAAACGCATGCGCAAATATGAGTCTGTCAATGTAACCAAGTTAGCTGCAAGAAGGTTGGCATCGATTATCTTCAACGAGAGATGCAAAGTAGAAATCGGGGATGATGAGAAAGCAAACGAATTGCTTGAAAGCGTCTTTTTAGATAATGAATTCTACCTGACTTTTGAAGAATACCTAGAGAAATGGATTGCTTTAGGCAGTGGAGCTATTAGACCCTACGTGCAGGGAGACAAGATAAAGCTGGCTTGGATCACTGCTGACCAATTTTATCCATTGCATGTAAACACAAATGAGGTTAAAGAAGCTGCGATTGCAAGCAAAACTACTGTTGTAGAAGATGACAAAAATGTGTACTACACGCTTCTTGAATTTCATGAATGGCAAGGTGATAACTATGTGATCACCAATGAGCTTTACCGTTCGGATAGCGCTGATAGTGTTGGGGTGCAAGTCCCGTTAAGCTCAATTGAAGAATATGCTGATACGCAAGAAACAGCAACTTTAACAGGGTTAGTTAAACCTTTATTTGCTTTCTTCAAGACTCCCGGAGCTAACAACAAGATGTTAGAAAGTCCGCTGGGGTTAGGTTTGATTGATAACGCTAAATCAACGGTAGACGCAATCAACCGCACGCACGATGAATTTATTTGGGACGTTAGATCTGGCAAAAGACGCATGGTAGTTCCTAAGTCGTGGCTAAAACGTCCAAATGCTAATTCAAGGCGTAGAGATACTGAAACCCACCCACCAATGTTTGATCCAGATGAAACAGTTTACCAAGCTATGTACGGTGACGATAGCGATATCGGCTTTCATGATATGTCTGTTGCGATTCGTGTGGAGCAGTATTCAAGCACAATGGAATTTTTCTTGCACGAGTTTGAAAATGAGATCGGACTTTCGCAAGGAACGTTTACCCAAAGTGCTAGCGGTATACAAACTGCAACAGAAGTAGTTTCAAACAACTCAATGACGTATCAGACTAGATCAAGTTATTTGACTATGGTCGAAAAAACGATCGCACAGCTGGTTGATGCTATTTTAGAACTTGCTCAATGTGGCGAACTCTTTAGTGATGGAAAAGCTCGTTGGACTGGTGATGTGCAAAATGTCAATATTAACATTGATTTCAACGATGGTGTATTTATCGATCAGGATGCACAACTTAAAAACGACCTACAAGCATTACAAGCAAGCGCATTACCGATTAAACAATTTTTGATGCGTAATTACAGCTTAGATGAAGCCACGGCTGATGAATGGGTACAACAACTTGAAGAAGAAAAAGCAAGTAGTGAGCCTGCACCAAGTGGTGAAGTAGGCTTGTTCGGAGGTGCTGACGATGGAAATAGAACAGATGTTGGCGAAAGCGGACAAGATAGCTGATTATTACGTTAAATTACAGCAAAAGATCTTTTATTTGCTGATAGACAGTTTTAAGACGACGAGACCTGAATTGATAAATCAGGATGATCCCGATAGTATTCTAGAGTGGCGCTTGCGTGCTTTATCAAAGATTGGAGCACTGACCAAAGACACTATCAAAATAGTTTCAAACACTTCTGGCAAGTCCGAAAGCTATATCTATGATTTGATCAAAGATGATGGGCTAGAAGTCGCAAAGGACATCAACGCCGAACTATCTGATGCATTGAAACAAAATAAGCCAATCAGTCCAGAAGTCAATAGCATTGTCAGCAGTTATGCTGCTCAAACGTTTAGAGATATCAATAACAATGTCAATCAATCGCTGTTATCCACTAACTATTCAAAAAACGGGGCTGTGAGAGCTTATCAAGATATTATCAACCAAACGGTCTTAGAAGTCCAAACAGGTCTTAAAACTCCTGACAGAGCTTTAAAGGACAATATCTATAAATGGCGTGATAATGGCATCAAAACTAATTTGGTCGACAAAGCAGGGCACAATTGGAGCTTAGAAGGTTATACTCGTACTGTAATCCGTACTACTGCAGCTAGAACTTATAATGATCTGCGCATTCAAAGCATGAAAGATTTTGATAGCGTACTAGCGACTATGTCTAGTCATCCGGCATCAAGGCCAGCTTGTGCCCCTATTCAAGGAAAGATAGTCAATATTGTCCCAAGAGAAAGCCCCAGATGCGATCCTGAATATCCCAGCATTTATGATTACGGTTATGGTAAACCAAGTGGATGCTTTGGAATAAATTGCGGACACAAATTATATCCGTATATCAAAGGTGTGTCGCATAATTTCCAAAAGCAATACGATCCTAAAGAAGCGGTCGAAAAGCAAAAGATTCAGCAAAAACAACGGTACTACGAGCGTAATATCAGACGTCTAAAGTACGACTTGGATCTTGCCAGGCGGCAAAATGACGTATCAAGCGAGAGAAAGTTTAATCAAGCCATTAGAGGGTATCAGTCTAAGTTACGAGAGATAGTGAAGAATAACGACTTTTTGACACGGCAGTATGATCGTGAGCAAATTGGTAATCCAAGGATTAGAAGCCATGAAGTATTGAAAAAAGAGTTAGCTGCGTTGCATAAAGAATATGGCCCACATGGTTTCCCTAAAGATGTGCAAGAGTATAAGAAACTGTTGTATAATAAAGATACGGGAGGAATTGTCAATGCCTATGTAAAGGCGCGAAGACAAGGAATGGTAGAACCTGTCGTAACTTATCAAGATTTTATCAATATTAGCCGAGAATTTGATAAAAAAATAAGCGGTTTTTATACTCAAAGTGGTTTACTGATTAAAGGACTATCTGATCATGCTATTCCACGTATATTCGGCGCAAGATTTGATTATTCTCACAGAGATAAAAAAGGTGATCCAATCAGAAGGATTGGTACAAACATTAATACTATGTTGGAAGTCTTACAAAAAGGAACAAAAGTCGAGGATGGACCTGAAGAAGAAGCTTACAGCTATGATGGCTGGAAGATAATAATCAGTAAGATCACTAATAAGGTAGTTACAGTAAAACCGGCAAAAACGAAAAACAGAAAAAACAGGAAGTGATAGTTATGCTAGATGACAAGGAAACTTGGTATCTATATTTTGATGCAGAAGATTATGAATTTATTCGAAGAAAATTTCCTGAATTACACAAATTATTTGAAAATTACGTAGATAAACGATCAGATGTGATAAGGTTAGCTGTTACTGATAAGAGTTGTGATTATTTGGATACTAAGGTTATGGTTGCTTATTCACGCACCGCAGCTCATAAGGATAGTGGTGAGCCTAGTGAAGATGATGTTAAACTAGAAAAAATTTGGGATAAAGCATGAGCATCGAGGAATCGGTGCTTTTTCGTTATATGAAGCTAGTTGAAAAAATTGGACGGAGCATCAACGACATGAAACTCTAATATTTGACCTAAGCAAGTCGTAAAAAGGCTTATTTTTTATGCGATCAGATCAGCGTGGAGCGTTCCACGTAAAATAAATACGTTAGGAGGTATCGCAAAATGCAACGCGAATTTTTACAAAATTTAGGACTTAGCGACGATCAAGTGCAAGCCGTTTTGACTCAACATGGTAAGTCGACAAATGAGATCAAGGGAAAACTTGCACAAGCAGAAGAACAGGTAGCGGATTTGCAAAATCAAATCGGTGATCGTGACAAACAACTAAAGAAACTTGAGAAGACTGTTGGTGATAATCAAGAGTTAGCTCAAGAAATTGATAAGTTGCGAAAAGAAAATGAGCAAACTGCCAAAGATTATCAAAGTAAGATCACGAAGCAAGCTAAAGATTTTGCAATCACTAATGCTTTGAAAGATGCAGGGGCTAAAAATACCAAAGCGGTTCTTGCTCTGTTGGATTTAGACAAGGTATCTGTTGATGAAGATGGTCAGCTATTCGGAATTGCCGAACAGTTAGAAGAACTTCAAAAGACGGATGCCTATTTGTTTACACCAAAGCAAATAGAACTAGAGAAAAAGGGCCCTGTCAACCTGTTTGCTGGTGGTAATCCTAGTTCTAACGTGGCTAAGGATCCTAAGAATATGTCATTAGACGAACAGACTGATCTATATCGAAAAGATCCTTCGCAATGGCAAAGTTTGTTCGGCAATAACAATAAATGGAAAGGCGGAATTTAAAATTATGGAAACACATTTATCAGACATGATCATTCCTGAAGTTTTTGGGAACTATGTATTAAATACAGCACTTAAAACCAACCGCTTTGTGCAAAGTGGTATTTTGACACCAGATCCGGATCTTGGACCACATTTGTTGGAAGCAGGTACAAAGATCACAGTACCTTTTATCAACGATCTATCTGGTGATCCAGACAACTGGACCGACACTGACGACATCCCTGTAGATCAACTTACATCAGGTAAACAACTAGGTTTGAAATTTTATCAAAGTAAAGCCTTTGGTTACACTTCATTATCTCAAATGATCTCCGGGGCCCCTATCCAAACAACTATCGGTAATCGTTTTGCAAGCTTTTGGACTCGCGCTGATGAGAAAATGCTATTAGCGGTTTTGGATGGTGTTATGGGCGTAACGAAGGTTAAAAACAGCAAATTCTATGATGCAACTTCTAAGACGCCAACAGACGCAGCTTTCAGTGCCAAAGGTTTTATTGCAGCCATTGGTTTGATGGGCGATCTTCAAGATACTTCATTTGGAGCAATTGCCGTTAACTCTGCTACCTACTCAATGATGAAGCTGCAAGGGCTTATCGAAACTATTCAACCTCAAAATGGCGCTATGCCTTTTGAAGCATATAATGGTTTGCGGATCGTACTTGATGACGATATCCCAGTTGATCTGACTAACAAGCAAAAGCCAACAACAACGTCTTATATCTTTGCTCCAGGAGCAGTTCGTTATTCTAGCGTTTTGGCAAGTACTGAAACTAAGTATGATCCGATCGAAAATGGTGGGACAGATACGATTGTTCAAAAACGTGTAGGAACAATTCACGTTGCTGGCACGTCAGTTAAACCATCATTTGCACCAACTAAGAGCACATTCCCGACGATGGAAGAGTTTGGCAAGTCTAGCACCTGGGAAGTTGTTGATGGCATTGATCCACGTACTATCGGCGTTGTTGCATACAAAGCTGAGTTAGATCCTGCATTAGTTCCAGGCGCAGAAGTTACAACTGCTGGCCCAGGAGCTGCAGTTCCTGGTACAGGACATTAGGAAAGGTCGTGAGCTGAATGCTAAGCTTTTCAGAATATCAAGAGCTTGGTGGTAGGCTGACTGATGAAGTTATATACACCAAGTTGGAGCATGATGCAGTTCAACTTTTGAACACTGCGACACAGATGTTTTATGTTAGAAATGACATCAGCACTGATCAAGATGAGTGGCGGGTAAAGATGTTTAAAATGGCTTTAGTTGCACAGATTGATTACACAAATGACGTCGGTGCTTCGACAGAGTATGAAATGGCACAAAAAGCTGTTAAGAGTGTGTCTATTGATGGAACTACTGTTACAACTGACGGAACATTCAAAGATAGTAGCACTGGCGGGATCTATAATATTGCTTTAGATTACCTTCTTCAAACAGGCTTGCTTTTTGGGGGTGTGGACATATGTTAAAGCCACCAAAAAATATGTGCAATCAAAACATTATCCTTAAGCTTAAAGTTGAAGATCCTGACGATATTTACGGTGAGTCTACTGATTTTGACGAGATTAAGTTAGATAATTGTGTGGTCCACGCTCGTACTGTCTACGAAGGATCCAACAACAATCGTCAGATCGTATCAAATGCAACTGTTATGCTATATTCTGGGATCACGACACCATTTATTGAACTGACAAAGGATCATCTTGGCTCAAAGGTCGAGTACAACGGTATTGAATACACGTTGACAAACATCAGCGAGTCAAGAGATCCATTCAGTGACGAGCTTTATCAATACAAACTACAAGTTGTTTAGGGGTGAATTAAGTGAGCGTTAGAGTCAATGTTAGTAGTGACGGCTTAGATAGAAAGTTCAGTCATTCCAGCTTAGTTCGTGGTCGTAAAGCGGCGGCTAATGATGCACATCAAGCTATGGAAAAATACGTACCTATGCTTCATACCGATGCTTCAACAAATTTGCGGAGCATGTCATTTGTAAACAGTGACGGGACTAGCATAAACTATAATGCTGTGTACGCCAGAGCCCAGTTCTACGGTTTTGTTGGTCGTGCTCCGGGGCATCGTGTACATAATTACACGACTCCGGGGACTTCAAGACGTTGGGATCTACGTTTGAAAGGCAATAAGCATGACATGGTCTTAGTCAAAGAAGCTTTTGTGAAGGGGGCTCAGTGGAATGGATCTTGATCTTCAGGAGTCGTTAGCAAAGTCGATCATGAAAGGTACAGGGCTAAAACTTAAAGTAGCTTATTTATCGCCTGATAGCGATATTGGCTTAGTACCTGTGCAAGGATCCCACGTTGTTGAGGCTGACTATTCAGGCAATCAGCTTTGGCAGTACAATTATGCGATTACGATCAAAACTAAAAGCGCACGAGAGGCTAAGGAAAAGCTCTTTGCTATCAGCAACTATTTGAATGGCTTGGATGAGCTATTAAGTGGAAATGGTAGCTTCAGATTTAATAATTTAGAAGTTTCTAGTGCGCCGAGTGAATTACTAGAAGATACAGCAGGGACGGTGATGTATGAGTTAGACATCGCCGTTTTTGTATACACAAAACGATAGGAGGCCGTATAGATGGCAAAAAATACAAAGCCCATTGTGGGTACAGAATTAACAACTAAGGGGGCAGCGCTCAACGTTGTTAATAAATTATATCTTGATACGACAGATTCAACAGATCTAAATGATGTCACTACCGGCAAATGGGCGTGGTTAGCGTTAGATATTACGCAGATCACTCCAAGTGCCAATGAAACTTCGCAATCCGATGCTGACTATGCAGGTAACGGTTTTGGATCTACTGAAATTACTTCTAAACGTTATCAATTAGCGGTTACTGGTAAACGTCACATTGGTGATGCTGCGCAAGATTATGTTGCAACTAAACAATTTGCGATCGGTAATGCTCTGCATACTCGTGCACTTTGGATTGATAATGGTGAAGCTATCTTGGCAGAGGTCACATTGTCAAACATTGTTCCAACGGGGGGTAATGCTAATGCTAGCCAAACGTTCCAAGTGACGATCGTGTTCAACGGTGCACCGGTTGCAATTGATGGAAAGCTGACAATGAGCGATCAACCCACAGAAGATGGCACATACACAGCGACAGTTACACCAAAGAACCAAGACTAAAAAACATAGAAACAGAGACGAGAAATGTGAGACGAAAAAAGAAAGGGTAATTTAATTATGTCAGTACTTAATTTAGATCAACAATTAACAGTCGATAACAAAAAGACAGTCCAAATCGGTGGTAAAGAATACGAGCTTATCTTTAACGATAAATTTGCCAAGCTTGTTGCCGATATGCAACTCAAGGTGGCAGAAGCAACAAAAGACTTTGATGGCGATGCTAAATTAGAGCAATTTGCCAAGAAAGAATACGCTGAACAAAAAGAACAGTTGATGACAGCTTTCGATAAGGGCAAAGTAGTCGTCATTGACGCCTTAGATCAGTTGTTAGGTGAAGGCGAGGGTGAACGTTTGTACAAGCACTACAACGAGTCTACTCAAGCTTTGATCGCTTTAGTTGCCTTATTGAATAAAGCTGCAAATGATGCTGTGTGTGAAACTAAAGCTAAAAACCGAGCTGAGCGTCGAGCTAAATATAAGAAAAACCACTAGAGGTGATGTGGCATGCTAAGTTTAACTCAAGATCCGTTAAATGAAGTGATCTTCAATGGTAAGAGCTACCACCTAGACTTAGCTTTCGATACAGTTCTTCAATATCTACAGCTTTCGTCAGATAACGATCTGTCAAAAGAGGAAAAGGTGGAGTATGCTATCACTCTCTTTTTGGATGAGCAAGATCTACCTAACGATCCAGAGTTTTATGAGCTAATATTTAAAGCTGTGAATGAAGAAATAACGGCAGATCCTTATGGCAATAATATGCCAAATAGTAACCCGTTTGGACTAGCGCCAATTAAGTATTTTGATTACGTTCAAGACGCAGAAGCTATTTTTGCTAGTTTCATGCGTGAGTATAAAATCAACCTACTCAAACAACGTGGGAAAATGCACTGGCGAGAGTTCAAAGCTTTATTTGATGGATTAAGTGAAAATTCGTACATGCAACGTATCATTTCCATTAGACAGCGTGATCTAAGCGAAGTTAATGATAGTAAGATGCGTCAGCAATTGACAGAAGCTAAAAGTTACTATGCGCTAGACGAGCCGCAAAAAGAAGAAGTCAAGCAAGAGCGCGTAGCACAGACATCAGCGTTATCTGCAATGTTCAAAGCTATGCAAGGTCAAGTAAAGAAAGGGGGCTAGTGAATGGCAGCAGATGCAAGTGTTGTTATTGATTTTGATGTCAAAATGCAACAATTAGAATCAGATAGAGATCAGATCAATAAAATTTTGTCAGCAATCGGTGAAAATACTGGCGACAAGATGGATGACGAATTCAAAAAGTCAGCTGATAAAGTTGTAAGCGAGGCAAAAAAAGTCAAAAAAGATGTTGATGCAGAACTCAAAAAGCCAACAGCCACGATCACACCTAAAGTTGATGATAGCGAAGCGCAGAAAGGTACACAAAAGATCATCACTAGCCTTCGTAAGATTCCTAAAGATCAAAAGGTAAAGTTAGATGCTGACGCTAAAAAGGCAGGCATAGACGATTTTACGAACCTTTTGAAACGGGTCCCTAAAAAAACTCGAACGGAGATCTTGGCTCAAGCGCAAAAGGGCGAAGTGATCGATTATGAAACGTTGCTAAACAAGCTACCTAAAAAGGTCTTGACTGAAGTTCAATTAAACGACAACGCAAGCGATAAGTTAAGGACTATTAAGAAAGAATCCGAAAATACTAAAAATGGCTTTACGCGCTTAAAAACTATTGTAGCTGGATCATTTCTTGGTGGTGCTGCGCTAAGCGGTGTGTCTATTCTTGTTGATGGTCTAAAAAATGTTGCCTTTGAAGGGGCGAATGCTTCAGATGCGATGGACAAATTTAGATCAACAATGAAACTTGGTGGCTTTGGTGAAGCTGAGATCAAAAAGGTCTCTGATCAAGTCATGGACTATGCTAACAAGACGGTCTATGACCTTGACGACATTTCTAATACGACCGCTCAGTTAGCCGCTAACGGTGTTAAGAACTACATGGGGCTAACAGAAGCCGCCGGGAATTTGAACGCCCAAGCTGGTGGTAACGCTGAAACATTCAAATCGGTTGCAATGATGCTTACTCAAACTGCTGGTGCTGGCAAACTGACTACTGAAAACTGGAATCAACTTGCCGACGCTATTCCGGGTGCTTCCGGTGTACTACAAAAAGCAATGAAAGACGCCGGCGCATACACTGGCAATTTCCGTGATGCTATGGCTAACGGCCAAATCACGGCGGAGGAGTTTAGCGACGCTTTGATGAAGCTTGGACAGACAGACGGAGCTAAAAAGGCTGCTGAGTCAACTAAGACTTTTCAAGGTGCGATTGGTAACTTAAAAGCGGCAGTCACTGACGGCATGAAGAATGTCATAGACGCTTTTGGTAAGGATCGTATCACTGGGCCTATTAACGGTTTTAGTGGCGCAGTTCAAGAGTCATTTGGGAAGGTCACAAAGACGATCGAGAAAAATAAGAAAGTTATCGATAACGTTGGCGCGGTGTTCTCTAATGTATTTAAAATAGTTGGTGTTGTCGGTAAAGCAGCTTTTGATACAGTGAAAGACGCCATATCTGGTAGCATAAAAGCTTTTGACTGGGTAATGGAAAAAGTTAACAAACTGGTTCCCGGCATGAGCAAGCTAGGCAAAAGTACCTTATCAGTGACTAAACACGAAAAAGCTTTAAGAGCTGTAGGGGTCGCAATCGGTACTATTGTTACAGCTCTGATCACTTTCAAAACAGCTCAAAAAGCAGTGGCAGGCGTTAGTTCGGCAATAAAGACATTATCCAATGTGACAAAAATCGCTTCCGGTGTTCAAAAAGCTTTTAATTTAGTGATGGCCGTTAATCCGTATGTGTTGATTGCTACCGCTATAGTTGCGGTCGGAGTGGCCTTTTATCAAGCTTACAAGCATTCTAAAACATTCCATGATGGAGTAAACAAAATTGCTAAAGTAGTTGTGTCATTTGCTAAAGATGCTTGGAAACACATTTCGGATCTATTCAGCAAAGTTACAAAGATCGTTAAGAAAGTCTGGAAAGAGATTGAACCGATTGTTAAGTCCGGAATGAAAGTTATTCGTGCGGTGATTGAGCTAGAAATGGCTATCATTCAAAAGGCTTGGAATAGAGCTTGGAATACAATCAAAACGGTCGTTCAAGCGATTTGGAAAATCATGGAACCGATCGTTAAATTAGGAATGGGAGTTATCAAAGGCGTTATCTCTGGAACGATGAGTATCATCAGTGGCCTTTGGAAAGGCGCGTGGAATTTGATCAAGGGCGTCTTGCATGGAGTTTGGGAGATAATGAAGTCAATCGTAAAAAACGCCTTAGATGTGATAGCAGACGTTATCAAGATTGTAACTAATGCAATCAAAGGCAACTGGTCCGGTGTTTGGAAAGGCATTAAAAACCTATTTAGCGATATTTGGAATGGTATCAAGTCTACTGGATCGGGAGCAATCAACGGTTTAAAAGATATTATTATCGGAGTTGCTAAGAGTATTGATAGTGCTTGGAGAGGAATTTGGAACGGGGTTGCAAAATTCTTTAGTGGGATTTGGGACGGCATGAAAGACGCTGCTAAAGCTGGGTTTAATGGCATTATTGACTTTGTTAATGGTGGTATCAAAGGTATTAATAGAGTTGTTCATTCCTTCGGTGGTAAAAAACAGACCATTGACCTTATTCCACGTTTGAAAAATGGCGGACGTATTTCAAAATCAACACTAGCATTAGTCAATGATGAGGAAAGTCCAACATATCGAGAAGCTATTTTCAGGCGTAATGGTTTGGTTGAATTACCGCAAGAACGCAACGTTCTTACTCATCTTGAAGCCGGCGACGCAGTCATGCCAGCTAAACAAACAGCTATGTTGCTAGGACTACCGCAATATAAAAACGGATTCGGTGATTGGTTAGACAAAGCGGCAAATTTTGTCGGCGACGTTACAGGTGATATCGGTGATTGGTTAGCTGATAAGATAGATCAACTAGAAGATGCTCTAAAAGATCCGTCAAGTATCTTGATGAGGCTTTTCAAAAAGAGCAAGAATAACGCCGAAGCTGTCTGGCATGACATCGGTGAAGGTGCTGGCGAATATGTACCTAAACAAGCTGTTGACTGGTTCAGAAAGACACTCGAAGGATTCAAAAAGAAGTTTGATGAGTCTGGTGGCTCTAATCCGCCGGGAGAAGGCACCCAACGTTGGGAACCTTATGTTAAAAAGGCGTTAGCCGCTAACGGTTTACCAACATCAGCTGCTTACGTACAGGCTTGGTTGCGTCAAATTCAAAGTGAATCCGGGGGGAACCCTAAAGCGGTACAAGGTGGATATGTCGATATTAATACGTTGACTGGTGACTTGGCTAAAGGGTTATTACAAACTATTTCAGCAACTTTCAATGCTTATAAGTTTCCTGGTCATGGCAATATTTTTAACGGTTACGATAACATGTTAGCAGCGATCCACTATGCTAAAGCTCGTTATGGATCAGATATGCTTGCTGTCATCGGACACGGTCATGGTTACGCTAACGGTGGTCATGTCTATAACAAGCAATTAGCTTGGATCGCAGAAGATGGAGACGAGTTTGTGATCAATTCGAGGCGCGACAATGCAGATAATCTACTCCTGAATGCGATAGCCCAACGAGCTTCTGTCGCTCCTAACAGCCCATCTGCGAGGTTGGCTAAAATGGTTGATCAGACTAGATTCAGTTCTGTTAATGGTTATGGTATAGCGGTACCCTCAGTAACAGGGCAACAATCACAGGCATTAACGTTGACGGATAATGATAACATTGACTATACATCTCAACTTAAGAGCATAGGTTCAAAACTTGATGATATTATGCAGAAAAAAGTTTTCATTGATGGTTCAAGCTTTTCAAAAAGCTATGAACGATATGGCGCCGTTGAACGTAACAAAAGGAATACGATGATGGAAAGGGGGATGTCGATTGACTCAAGAATCTAGGCCATACGGATTTGAATTTAATGGTCGGCATTCAAGCGAGTTTGAGTTGCGTGTATTGGATACTAAATCGGTTACTCTACCCGCCAAGCGAAAATCACAGTTACAGCTTCCATATCGCACTGGCTACATTGACCTAAGCAATCTCTATGGACTCAATACGTATGATGAGAGGACGGTAACTTTTCCATGCAAACTACCTTATGGACGTTCTGATTTGTCTACCTTAAATCTAAAGCTAACCGAGCTGATGAACTGGCTGATGAAACCTACCGGCAAGATTCTGCTCAAAGACGATGCGATGCCGGGTTATGCGTTTCTCGCAGAAGTACAAACAGCACCGACAATCGAAGAAGGATGGGACTTTTGCAAAGTTACGATTGTTTTCCAGTGCTACGCATATCGCCTGAAGCGCTGCTACGATGACGTCTGGGACACGTTCTACTTTAATCTTGATGCAGCCTCTAATTTAGAAGTAACGGTTAACGGTCATGAGAGCATTCTGTTGATAAATACAGGTCATAACCGGGTTCGGTTGACTGTGACCTGCTCCACGGCCATGTCTGCGTCAGTCAATGACCACGTTTTTGCGCTTAAAGCCGGGGACAATGTCAATCCTTACTTGGAGTTGATGCCGGGCGAAAATGTCGTTAACATCGAAGGCACTGGTAAGGTTAAGTTTAAATGGACGGAGGAAGTGCCATGACAAAAGGGTTTAGAATTACGATTCGTGAAGGTTGGAACGGGGCGGAGAAGGTGCTTAACTCGGATATCTTCCCGCATTATCGGCTCGTTTCGGCTGTTTTGTCTAAAAGCACTTCATCTTATGACACGTTCACCTTCACGATTGACCCGACACATGCTTTGTATACTGAAATCGATCCTTACAAGTGTTTTGTAAAAATAACTCGTCCGGACAAGAATGCGACTCTCTTCGAAGGGCGAGTTTTAACGTATACGGATAGCATGGATAGTTCGGGTACGGTTGAAAAGCAAGCTACGTGTGAGGGCTTGGAAGGGTTCCTGCACGACAGCGTACAACCGTGGAGGGAGTTCCATAACACGACGCCAAAGGACTTTCTGCAGTCTCTCATAACCGAGCACAATAAGCAGGTCGAGTCCTACAAGCAGATAACGCTCGGGACGGTCACGGTGACAAATTCAACGGATAACGTGTATCGATATGTTGATGATACCAAAGATACGTATGATAACATACAAGACAAGCTCATCAGTCGCCTGGGTGGAGAAATGAGGATCAGGAATGTAGACGGCAAGCTAATGCTTGACTACGAGCCGGAAATCTCCTCCGATTGCCCGCAGAGAATCGAGCTTGCACATAACATGGTGTCAAGTTCACGGACTGTTGATCCAAGCGAGATTTTTACCGTCCTTAAGCCGCTTGGCGCAACTCAAGACCGGCAGAACAGCGATGGCAGCACCGATGTTTCAAGTCCGCACTTAACGATCTCCAGCGTTAATGGAGGCAACGATTATCTGCGTGACGATCAGCTGATCAGTCAATTTGGAATTCATGTCAAAACTGAAACGTGGGAAGACGTAACAACGCCACAGGCTCTGCTCGCAAAGGGCAGGGCTTTTCTTGACGCGCAGAAGGCGATTAAATATCAACTTCAAGCCGGGTATATCGATTTGTCTTTCCTCGAAGAAACTATTGGGATGATCGAATGCGGGAGTTATGTCAGCATTGTAAATCAACTAGAGGGACTGTATGCAACGGAACGCATCGTGGCCATGTCACTGGACCTGCTCAACATCGCCGATTCAACCATCACCCTCAGCGACAATCCGATAGACCTGACGGCATATCGTGAACAGCACCGGTCGGAAACCGACGCGCAGAAGGCACTGATCAACCGTCTGATGTCACGTCAGACAAAAGCAAACAAGGAAATCGAGGACTTAACCAAACAAAATCAGCAGCTTTCCGACAGTTACAGTAAGCTTTCAGACAGCTATACCAGGCTTTCCGAGAGGGTAAAGCAGCTTGAGAGCAACGGCGGTAACACCGGAACGTGGACCGCCGGCGGTAAATTCATTGACCTGTCATCGAACAACGGAAGTCAGAATCAGGCATGGTATGACAGCTTGTATCAATCAGGCGTCAAAGGACTCATGATTAAGCTGACGGAAGGGTCTGCTGCAGGCAGTGCATATCTCAATCCGCTATTCGATGAGCAGAAGAGCCGAGGCATTGCAGCTAAAATGAAGTTTATCGGTGCATATCACTATTTCTTGGCCGTATCCGTTTCTGATGCGCAAGCCGAAGCACAGTGGTTCTTGAGTAAATTAAAAGCTAAAGGAGTACCGACCAGCGCAGTGGTTTCATGCGACGTCGAAGATGGGTCGCTTACTAAAGACAAGGCCGCGTTGACTGCTGAGGTGGATGCCTTTTACAAGGTGCTGACCGATGCCGGCTATACGAATACATGCGACTATTCAAGCGCGTCATGGTTCAGCAGTCGCTTTGACAGTCACGCTAAGTATAAATGGATAGCCAGTTGGGGCGCTTCTTCCAGACCTGCGGGAGCCGATGCATGGCAATACACGGATAAGTACAATGGTGCCATCCTGGACTGCAGCTACAGTTACAATCAGATTTTTGTCTAGGGAGTGATTTAATGACAGTAGATTACAGGGATCCGACGCATATCATGCCGACTGATAGTCCTGTTGACCAATCCAAGGTGTCTGAGGCAAATAAAACGTTGGCCAAGTGGTTGCGCCAGAAAATGTATGGTGTTGATGTACGCGAATCACTGGCTCGTCTGGCCGAGCAAACGTCGGCAGATGTGTATGATGACCGGCAGACTGTACAGGATTATAAGAATCATGCAAATAATGAGGAACAGGCGCTGCGCAATTTGGCCAACAAGCTTTCACAGGAGTTTGAGAATGTCCTGAACGCCAAGACTGACAATGCTGAAGTCATAAATGCGCGAATCGACGTTGCCGGTGCCGTGTATCAGACGCTTAAGATGCGTCTTGACGCAATGCAGCTCAATCTCAATACGTTTTACCAATCAGGACAGGTAGATCCGCAACTGCATATCTTGTGCGTCAAAGACATCGCAAAGGACAGTGAGAATCTGCGCCTGTCCCCGCTTGTGCAGATAACGGGTGGGGACGGGTCAGATGGTGATTTGACAGTTACGTCATCAACGCGCATGAGAATTGACAAGATAAAGGATGTGTAAGTAAGCATGGCTAAAATCAAAAAAATGATGGAGTTGGAAGAAAACGGCGATGAGCAACAATTCTTCCCGCAAACACACGCTGATGCCGTACTTGATCTGCACGATTACCTCAAGAAGTATGTGATTCCCGGAGCGGTCAACGGCAAGGACGGCAGAGACGGTACGAACGGGTTAAGCGCATATGACATCGCTGTTATCCAGGGGTTCCAAGGGACGGCAACCGATTGGATCCGCTCCTTGAAAGGCGATAAGGGCGATAAAGGAGACAAAGGCGAAGTCGGAGCAACAGGACCTCGTGGCTTAACAGGTGAAACCGGTCCCCAGGGGGTTCAGGGTCCCAAAGGTG